TTGAGAATGAGATTAAGAATGTTTCAGAGTTGGGTAGCTAGGACACAAACATAGTTCTCGCACACGACATGAGGTTCGAATGATTCTAAATTGCAAGTACATTGTAGAGATATAGGATTATCAGTACCGTATCCGTACTTTGTTTTAAATTATTGTTATGTTTCCTGGCTAGAGCGTTAGGCTGACATGCAAAAGTGATTTACCTGACAGAAGTAAACTTGTTTTTTTCTACGGACCGATACCCCAAAAATGTGGCGCGCTCTCTTATACATAAATTACCGATAGAAAAAACACACAGACAAACAGATGACTAAATATATCAAAGATAAGTTTCGCAATGTAACCGCAATAAGCTTTAAGGCTTATGACAATGACTTGATAATAAACTTTTCAGGTTTTGAAACCGAACAAGACATAGAAGATTTCTGCGAATTTGTTTTTAACAGAATACACATGAGATCTAACTTTGGAGAAAATCCACCAACGGTCCACTAAGATGATTAACTTTATTAATAATTTAAGATTTAAAATTGAAATGCTTTGCATTGATCATCCTTTGCTAATCACTTTCGCAATCGGATTTATATTAGGTGCTGCTATATTTTAATGAAAATCCAAATTCCGTATAAGCCAAGAAATGTTCAGGCTTATATACATCAAGAATTAGATAAACATAGATATTCACTTTTGTGTTTGCACAGACGTTGTGGCAAGACCACACTTTGTCTTAACCATCTTATTAAGGCGGCTATGACAAATCAAAATCACAATCCGAGATACGCTTACATTGCTCCAACTTACAAACAGGCAAAAAGCATCGCATTTGATTTTCTGAAGTATTACACAAAAAGTATTCCTGGTACTAAATACAACGAAAGTGAATTGCGTTGTGATTTTATAAATGGTGCTAGGATTTCTTTACTGTCATCTGAAAATCCAGATAGCATTAGAGGTATATACTTAGACGGTTGCATCATAGATGAGGCAGCTCAAATTAATCCTTCTCTAATAGATGAAGTTGTAACACCAGCATTATCAGACCGTAAAGGTTTTATGGTTATGTGTGGAACACCAAAAGGAATGAATAATATATTTTATGACTACTACAATAAAGCTCAAGCGGATGATAAATGGTTTCTATATAAAGCTAAAGCTTCTCAAACAAAAATTGTCGATCAAGAAGAATTGGATGCAGCTCTGTCCGTCATGGGCAAAGCTAAATACGACCAGGAATTTGAGTGTTCTTTTATTGGTAATATTAGTGGCTCTATTTATGGCGATCTTATTCAAGAACTAGACGATAATGGTCAAATAGGATCTGTTCCTTATGATCCAGCTTATCCAGTATCAACTGCAATAGATCTCGGTTTTAACGATAGTACATCAATAATTTTCTTTCAAAAGATTAACCACTCAATCCATTTGATAGACTATTACGAGAACAATAACCAAGCTCTACCGCATTATGTCCAGGTCCTAAAAGAAAAGGATTATGTTTACGAAACACATTATGCACCGCATGACCTGGATCAAACTGAGTTCTCTACTGGTAAAACTAGAAGAGAAGTTTTTTATCAGCTTGGAATAAAATTTAGGACTGCAGCTCGAATACTTTTAGAAGATGGTATTCATGCAGTAAAAATGATTTTACCCAGATGTAAGATCGATAGTGACAACTGTAAGCAACTGCTTATTGCTCTTAGACATTATCATAGAAAATATAGTGATAAGGATAGAACTTTTAAATCAAAACCAGTTCATGACTTCAGCTCACATCCAATGGATGCGTTACGATGTTTAGCGACTGGAATGGAAGAAACAAAAATAATTAACAACAAACACTTACAGCAAAAAGCTGAAAGTAATTACGAGGTAATATAATATGGGTTCAATATTTAAAGCACCAAAAATGCCAGCTCCACCACCATTGGAAATGCCAAAAGTAGAAGAGGTGCCTGTAGCAGATGATCCAGCAGTTATAGCAGCACAAGAACAAAACTTAATAGATCTTGAGAGAAAAAGAAAAGGTAGAAGATCTACTATCTTAACTGGAACTGGCTTAAACGAAATTGAAGAAGCAAACATTAATCAAACAACTTTATTAGGTGGTTAATCATGGGTGGACCATCAAAAGTATTTAAGAAACTTGTAAAAAAAGCAGAAGAAAAAAATATTGTTAAAAAAGTAGAGCAACCAAAAGTAGCTGCTCAAATGGATAACACAGATATGTCTGGTATAGCACCACGAGATATGCCTAATGATATGTCTGGTATAGCACCACAAGATATGTCTAATGCAGAAATTTCTTTAGCAAACAAAAGAAAAGGTAGAAAAAAAACAATTTTAACTTCCGTAACTGGAGTTGATGACTACCCAACACTAAGCAAAAAAACCTTACTAGGATAATTTATGTCACTATATAGAAATATTAATAAACGTAAAAAAGCTGGAACTTCAAGATCTAAAAAAAAATCAACTATATCAGCTAAATCATACAAGAATATGAAAGCTGGTTTTCCAAATAGCAAAAAGAATAAAGCTAAAAGAAAAAAGAAAAGATAAATGCAATCTCAAGAACTTAGAAAACTAGCTTCTGAGCTAAAGAATAATCTATCAAGATTGATGGAGAAAAGATCTACTTGGGAAAGTCATTGGCAAGAAATTGCTGATCTAATGCTACCAAGAAAAGCAGAGATTACTAAAGAGAGAGCTAGAGGAGATAAGAGATCTACTCAAATATTTGATGCTACTGGTATTCATTCGCTTGAATTACTTGCAGCTTCATTACATGGAATGCTTACATCATCAGCTAATAGATGGTTTTCTTTAAGATATAAAGAAGCAGTATTAAATGAGAATGATGAAGCTAGAGAATGGCTAGAAGATAGTATTGATAAAATGTATTTAGCTTTTGCTAGATCTAATTTTCAACAAGAGATCTTTGAAAACTATCATGATCTAATTGCATTTGGAACTTCTTGCTTAATGGTTGAAGAAGATGAAGATGACATCATACGGTTTTCAGCTAGACACATAAAAGAAATTTATATTGAAGAAAATAAAAAAGGTTTAATTGATAATGTTTATAGAAAATTTAAACTTACTGTTGATCAAGCTATTCAAAAATTTGGTGCAGAAAATTTATCTAAAGAAATAAATAATACTTATAAATCTAATCCTTATGACGAAGTAGAGATTTGTCATATTGTTAGACCACGATTTAGTTACGATAGTTCTAAGCAAGATAAAAAGAATATGAAGTTTCAAAGTATTTACTTTGAGCATAGTACAGATCATATTATTTCAGTAGGTGGATTTAATGAAAGTCCTTATGTTGTTTCAAGATACTTAAAATCTAGTACAGAAATTTATGGAAGATCTCCATCGATGAATGCTTTGCCTGACGTTAAAGTTTTAAATAAAATGGTTGAGCATGGATTAAAAGCTGCAGCAAAGCAGATTGATCCTCCGTTGCTAGTTCCTGATGATTCGATGTTAGCTCCAGTTAGAATGACACCTGGAAGTCTGAATTATTATAGAAGCGGCTCAAGAGACAGAATTGAGCCTTTAAATATTGGTCAGAATACTACGGTTACTTTAAATGCTGAGAATGCAAGAAGAGAAGCTATAGCTAGAATGTTTCATGTAGATCAGCTTCAAATTCAATCTAATAGAACAATGACAGCTACAGAAGTTCTACAAAGAAATGAAGAGAAGATGAGAATACTTGGTCCAGTAATGGGAAGAATACAAAGCGAATTACTTGAGCCAATGATTAACAGAGTATTTTCTATAATGTTAAGAAACCGATTATTTAGAGAAGCTCCACCTATACTTGCTAATCAAGAGATTGATATTGAGTATGTATCTCCAATGGCTTTAGCTCAAAAAGGACAAGAGCTGCAAAATGTTATGAGAGGTTTAGAATTATTTGGTTCTCTTGCTCAAACAATGCCAGTTATGGATTACATCGATGAAAACGGTTTAGTTAAACAATTAGTTCAAACACTAGGTTTACCAGCAAGAATGATCAAAAGTGATAAGGAAGTTCAAGGAATTAGAATGGAAAGACAACAAGCTCAACAACAACAAATGCTGATGCAACAACAAATGGCTGAAAGTGAAATGGCCAAAAACGCAGCACCGCTAGCTAAAGAAGTTCTAAATGGATCAACAGAATAAAAAATTACTACAATTAAAAAAAGATTATAAAATTACTTTCGATACAGAAGAAGGTACTAGAGTTTTGAATGACCTCGAAAAAAGATGTCATGAGTTTGCGACTACGTTTTCAAAAGATAACAGTCACGAAACTGCTTTTTTAGAAGGTCAAAGAGCAACTTTGATTTTTATAAAAGCGATGATTAAACCTCATAAGGAGTAACTTAATGGACAATCAGACAACTGAACAACAAGTTCAATCTGATCCAGCAGTAGACACTACAGCGGATCAATCGCAAACTTCAGTATTATCTGGAGAGCAGACAACAACACAAAGTAATTTTCAGGATTTAATTCCTGATGAGTATAGAGCAGAAAAATCTTTAGAAAATTTTAAAGATATGGGCGACTTTGTTAAATCATATCTATCAGCGCAAAAGATAGT